ATATCGGTGTGGGGACAACCAACCCGAATTATAAGTTGGATGTGAATGGGATTGCGAATGTCAACGATAAATTATATGTTACAAACAATATCGGTGTGGGGACAACCAACCCGAATTATAAGTTGGATGTGAATGGGATTGCAAATGTCAACGATAAATTATATGTTACAAACAATATCGGTGTGGGGACAACCAACCCGAATTATAAGTTGGATGTGAATGGGATTGCAAATGTCAACGATAAATTATATGTTACGAACAATATTGGGGTAGGAATAGGTATTACAGACTCTAGTTATAATTTGGATATATCTGGAAGTATTCGAGCAAAATATTTTATTAGGGTTCAAACAAATCCAGTTAGACTAGTTAACCAGATAAATATGCCAGCTGGAGGATATTTCACCTGGAATGACAGCGTGGGTACAGGAGAAACTAATTTTATAAATTCACGGGGTGATTCTGTTAATGGAGGATTTAATTTTATTGACGTACCATCCACAGGTAGTACCGCATATACTACGAATAATGTATTGATGACTATAACAGGTGCTACAGCAGGAGGGTATGTCGGTATAGGAACAACCACTCCACAATATCGTCTTGATGTGAGCGGAACCGCGAAGGTAAGAGGGTACTTAAATGTATCAGGTGATTTTTCTCTAACAGGAAATACTAGTGGTAACATATATTTTAATAATAATTACAATAGTTCGATTGGTTGGTACAATGATTCTCAAATGCTCTCAAGTTATGATGTACTACCTCCAAATGGTTTGTTTGCAGGTAAAGGAGGCGGGTGTAGTTTTACCATTTATAATATAGGTTTATGTTCATATAATGGGTTAGGGCTTTATTGTACTTGTCCTGGTTTCTACGGTACACGAATTTTATTTGATTTACGAACTGGATGTATTTATGCGGCCACTTTTAGTAGCACTAGTGACTACCGAATCAAAGAATCTGTAATTGATTTGAAGGAAACTGACCATACAGTAGACAAACTACGTCCAGTAAAATATTTAAATAAAACTACAAAAAAGACAGATATAGGTTTTATAGCACATGAAGTCCAAGAAGAATACCCATTCCTTGTAACAGGTGAAAAAGATGCCCAAGACATGCAGTCGCTGAACTATACCGGGTTAATAGGTGTACTAGTAAAAGAAATTCAGGAACTTAAAAGAGAAAAAGAAAAACAAAACACTCTTTTATTGTCTTTGGTAAAAAGAATAGAAACATTGGAATCACGGGTGACTTAGGTCTCTCTGTTTTTTCAATATTCCTACGAACTCCCTGCGGTCGTTCTCCGGAATATAAAAGAAACCCTACGTCGTGGCCTTCGGCCACTCCTCCGGATTTTTCAATATTCCTATGTCGTGGTCTTCGACCACTCCTCCGGAATATAAAAGAAATCCTTCATCCTTTGGTTGGGTTATACAACTGTTCGGTAATCAAAGAAAACGCCCAATCCTGGTCATTCAAATCCAATATATTCCCTTTGTCTGTCATTAGTTTTACTGTCATACGACTGATATTTACTGGTCCGAAATAAACTCTTTCTTGAATTTGTAGTGTCCCTCCGAATTCCGAATATGTTTGTCCATAACTCAACCCCGCCGTTTTTATAGGAATCATCCCAAATATATCTTGTACGAAAGGACCACTCGAAAACACGTTTTTCTCGTATTTTATTTTCTGTGTATTCAATATTTGATTTGCAGAATATAACTGCGCATTCGTGAGTTGATTGTGATTATTATTACTGGTTGTTGTGGATATACCCTGTTGATGATTTGTAATGATGCATTTGCGACTCGCCTTGCTCGCATAAGAAGGTAGAGGAATATCAGTATCTCCGGTAGATGTTGTTATAAGTCCATCATTCAAATGGTTTTGTGTATAGTCATCCAATATAATCAAAAAATAGTTATATAGGTTTACATTTACCGACGTGTCTCCCGTCAGGTTTGCTACATTCGTATCACTATAATACGTATATGGATTCATAGTATAATCACCATAATACGTGGTTCTATTTTGTAAATTGATAGTGAGGTTTTTAGGGGTTGTATTATAAACAATATCACTCCGAAACCCCATTTTCCAACCAAGAGTAGTATCTGCAGTAGTTATTTTTGCACTTGAATGTGACCCATAGTTACATTCTACAAATGTGTTGACATCGTAAAATACCAACGAATAATCCTTAGCCGTGAATACTTTGTTAATATTCATTCGTAACACAGTAATCGGGTTTGTGGTATCCACAAATGAACCAGTAGTTATTGGATTATTATAAAAAGCTCTATTTATAGAGTCACGTACTTCTTCTTTGGTGTGTTGTCCGACTGGTAAATCAAGAGTGATTTTAATAATGTTATCACTGGAAGAATTCACATCTGTTCGAGTATTGTAAACCCCTCCGGATGGGTCATAAATAGGTATTAATTCAAAATAGTTGTTAGTAGTATCTAACTGTAATAGGTTCGACTGATTTCTAAATTCTCCTACTACGGATTTTATGTTTCCGGCATTGTCTATTAAAGCATAAGAAAAGTCTTGAAATCCGAAATTATTCCCCCACGAGTTGGTTTTCTCGAAAGCTCCGTTACTGTCTCTCCATTTATAGTAGTACTCCTTACCTTGAAAACTCGTATCGATAGGAGAAGTATTACCAAAATCGCTTGCATATCGATAGACATTGTACCATACTTGGTTACCAATCGGTCCGACGATATTCTCCGCAATAGAATTCGTGTCAAAAAAATACAATATATAATCTTTATTAGTTAAAATGCTTTGAATGTTTATAATAAAATCTATATTTAAAAGATTCCCACTCACTATAGTATAAGTCATAGAACAGTTCGAAAGAGAGATATTATTATTGTTATATGTATTAAAAGCGGTGTTTATTGTATTAATTAATATATCAATTGTGTAATTTTGTCCCGGTGTTATACTAATATCACAACCATTAAAGGCCATCGTTTCTTTGTTTAAGGGGTCGATTGGTTTTATTCGAAACGTGTTGTTTGAACTACTAACATTATAAAATCCTCCGGTATAATCGAGTGATACACTTTGTTTGGTACCTCCACTAAGGTCTAGGTTAAACCCCAATAGTTGATTTAAAAATGACCCGGATGTGTCTATATAAAATTTGTCAGTAGTAATTACTTTATTAATAGTAAAATTGAAATATGTATTGTAACTCGGGTCATAGGTATTACCTACGATTCCTTTGACTTGTTCATTTGTGGCAGTTGCCAAGTTATCCAGTGAATTTTGTATGGCGGTATAGTATTGGTTCAAAAGATACCCAGAAGTAAACGTGTTTGGTATTTCTATCTTATAGTCGTTTATATCAACCACTGTACCCGAATTGTCGGTAGCAATATATGTTCCAATAGTACGATTCACCTCAGTATTTGTATAGTACCCATCTGCAATACACCGTAATAAAATATATGGACTGCTATTTACTAGATAGCTCGTAGTGAAACTGTTGTATTCACCCTTTACATCTTGAAATTCTAGTATATTTCCGGGAAAATTGAAAAGTGAAGAAAAACCGGTCCAAACGGTATTGATATACCCTCTGTCATTTTCGTTTGGAAAAACGATGACCATTTTTTGGTTTACTACATTGGACGTATTTTTACGGCTTGGTCGAATGCTGAGTTCGAATGCGTGGTCTCTTGCCCCGAACTGTTTTGCCCGAATTGAAAGAGGAATTGTATTATTGCTGATGTCGTAGTTGTGAACAACGCAAGGGTGTACCGAGAGTTGCCGGTTTAACTCATTAAATATGTCTGTTCCTGAGAATGAGTATTTTTTATTTCCGTCGATAATTTTATCTTGGAAAAGCGTAACTTGGAAATCAAAAAGTTCCGTGGCGTTATTAGGTTCATATGGATAACTTGATACTATACCATTTACTAAATCGGGTTGGTAAAACTTTACTTTAAAATGATTAGTAGATGTATCTAGTATATACAGACTACTATTGACATAATTGAGAGTGTTGTCTTGGTCATTATTCGGTGTACTTTCTTGATTTGGTACGAAAATATTTGAGTAAACATTGAAAGGGTAGTATGTGCTTTTAGTGTATCCAAATAGGTCGGGTATCGAGTGCTTGATACTTGAAGTACTGATATATGTGAGTACTGGAAAATACAAGTAATAATTTGTCTCATTATAATTATTCGTTATGTCCAATGTGACAGTGCATCTTCCGTTTATTGTATTATAATTGACACTCGTTTTTCCGAAACTAATGTCAGTATTATTTAATATGAGATTATTACTAATCGCACCATTGACTGCTTTAATTAACGTATCTGCAGTATAGTTACCATAATTAATACTGACTTTATAGTTGAAATTGCCGTTATTGATGCCATTGCTGATACCATTGATATAAAAAAAATTGCTACCGAAGTTTTGGTTAATCGTATACCAGTTGTAAGGTATGCTCACCGAATATAGTTTCAAAGAAACAACATCGCGCAGCGTTTCGGTTAAATTGAATGTGAATTCGGTGGAGTACGGATATGTTTTCTTGGTTCTAAATTGACTATCTATACTAACGACCCGTTTGATAGTTTCTTTAAGAATGGGATTGAGACTTCCGGTCGTATATTCGAGACTCTTGGTGTAAGTTGTTTTTTCGCTGGTCGATGGTTGTTTGGTCTGAGCCGATTTTGTGGGCTGAGTCGATGGTTGTTTAGTCTGAGCCGATTTTGTGGTCTGAGCCGATTTTGTGGGCTGAGCCGATTTTGTGGGCTGAGCCGATTTTGTGGGCTGACTCGATTTTGTGGTCTTAGCCGACTTTGTGGGGGTATTTGTTTGTAATCCTTCTTTCAACCCCAGACGATTTTCTTGTTCGTTTTCTACTGGATATTCTTCGTCGGTGTATTCTTCTTCTTCTTGTTCATTCGTCTCAAAGAAATGTTTGAAAATACTTATATAGAATTCTTTCATTTGTTGCCCGACATCATTTTTCATGGAATGGTATTTGTCTATTAAAGAATATAGTTTTGCTTCCAGCTCACGGTCAGTCGGATTGTTCAAGTCAAGTATTTGAAATAGGTCATTATCGGAATATTGCGATATTTCATCTTCACTCAGGAGTACTTTTTGACTCATTGTATGTATTTTGGAATATTGTGTATATAGTAAAAATATTATATTTTAACCCTTTACCAATCCGGGTATTTTATAAACGTCGAATATTTTATATGATATATGAAATATTCCTACGAGCTGTCTCATTGAAAAATCAGGAGGAGTGGCCGAAGGCCACGACGCAGGATTTCTTTTATATTGCGGAGAGCTCCCTTCGGTCGCTCGTAGGAATATTGAAAAATCAGGAGGAGTGGCCGAAGGCCACGACGTAGGATTTCTTTTATATTGCGGAGAGCTCCCTTCGGTCGCTCGTAGGAATATTGAAAAATCAGGAAGTCCTATTTTTCGGGTAGACTGCGCTACCCAAAAGTAAGAAGCAAAAGGTTTTTTTTCATTGGGGGGGGAGCTCGTATGAATATTTTATAGTTATGTATCTGGTTGTTGTATTTGACATTGGAGATGGTGTGATTGTTGAAGAAACATTTTTGTGATAAAATCCAATAGGTCTAGTATTGATTCGCATTTGTCGAGTATTTTTTTGGGGAATAGTTTTATTCCTTTAAGTCGCTTAAGGTGTGTTTTACCTTTGAAGCAGTAATGGTCAAATACTCTCATTATTACTTCTTCTGTTTCATTCATGTTTGTGCGGTCTATGCGATAATAACCAACATATGCAAACTGATTATAACTTGATTTTTTATATACATTATATTTATTGTAAATCGGAGTATTTTTCACCAATCCTATACCCATTATCCGATTTGTTTGGTTATTCATTTCCAAAATATAGAATATAGAATTTTTAGGTACAGCCTGGATGATATGAGATACAGGGTAAATACATTTTATCGGTTTACTTTTATTTGAGAGTGTATGTTCTTTGATGAAATCTTGATTCTCTTTCCAAGTTTCATTATTGAATCTGGTGGTTGCTATGAATTTCAACATATGATATGGTTATTGAAAAATCCAAAGAGCGACTGAAAGGAGCTCGTATGAATATTGGAATAATCAGGAGAGCGACCGAAGGGAGCTCTCGTAGGAATATACTTATACGATGTATGCGGACTGGAGTTTTTTGGAGGGTGGTGGAGAGTATTTTTCATATAGGTTTATTACCGGTCAAATAAATCAATTTTATGAATGACGATGATGGGAGGAGTGTTTGTGTTGGGGGGGTCACTGGGGGGCTTCGCCCCCCACCACCCAATATTCCTACGAACTCCACCATTGGGGGCGAAGCCCCCAGTGAAACCCCTTTTGCTTCTTACTTTTGGCTAGGCTGCGCCTAGCCGAATAGTAGGATTCAGTCGTTCTCCGGAATATAAAAGAAATCCTACGTCCTGTCCTACGTCGTGGCATTCGGCCACTCCTCCTAATTTTTCAATGAGGGAGCTCGTAGGAATATAAGGGTTAAAGAAATATCATTTTATCATTACAATACTACTATTCAAAGATAATGAGCTGGCTAGAAAAAAGTGCGTCATTATTTATAGACGACACCCAGCCACAACGCAAAATAGTAGACTGTTTTATATTTTACAATGAACTGGATATGTTGGAGTATCGTCTTTCAACTTTGTATGATATAGTGGACTATTTTATTATTTGCGAGGCCTCTGTAACATTCGTGGGGAGACCAAAACCATTCTTTTACCTCGAAAATAAGGAACGATACGCACGGTTTGCAGATAAAATTATTCATGTTATGATGACAGATGATAATACTCAATGGGTTTACAACCCAAAAAACTCTATAGGCGAGGCGTGGTTGAACGAACAAACCCATCGTAATGGCATTGCGAGAGGGGTAGAACAACTGGAGAGAGCGGGTAAAATCGGACAGTGTAGAAACACCCGTAACGACGAAATCTTATTAATTTGCGATTTGGATGAAATACCCAATCCTGATTTGTTGGAGTGGATGAAGATGGAGCATGATTTAAGGGGAACCTGGAATGGATGTAAGGGTGCATCTCTCGAAATGGATTTTTATTATTACAATTTGACATGTAAGTATTCGAATGGTAAATGGACGAAAACAAAGTCTGTTTTCTTTGATTCTTTTTGCAACGACTTTCAAAGAAGAGCAGACACTATACGAGAGTATTATTTTAACATTTTTTTAGAAAAAGGAGGATGGCATTTATCCTACTTTGGGGGGGAACAATTTATAAAAAACAAGATTGAGAATTTTTCGCACCAAGAACTGAATATAGATTGTTATACGAACTTAGATAACATTCGTAAAAAAATAGAAAGTAAAACGGACTTGTATGGCCGAGAGAGTGAGATATTTGTACATGTAAAGTTAGAGGACAACGAGTTTTTGCCTCCCATGAGTCCTTTATTTGAGAAATGGTTATAATTGAAAAATCCGGAGAGCGACTGAAAGGAGCTCGTAGGATTTCTTTTATATTCCGGAGAACGACCACAGGGAGTTCGTAGGAATATTCAGGAGAGCGACTGAATCCTACTTTTCGGGCAGGAGCAGGCTACCCAAAAGTAAGAAGCAAACGGGGTTTCACTGGGGAGGGAGTTCACTGGGGGCGAAGCCCCCCCCAATAGAGGAGCTCGTAGAAATATTTACCTCCATATTGAAAAATCCGGAGAGCGACTGAAAGGAGCTCGTAGGATTTCTTTTATATTCCGGAGAACGACCGCAGGGAGTTCGTAGGAATATTTAGAGGTATAACCTTTAACAGGTTAAAATGATGGTATATAAAATATATATTGAATATAACAATGACAGTAATAACCGGAATAGATGTTGAAAAACCAGGCGGGTTTCTTTTATATTCCGGAGAACGACCGCCGGGAGTTTGTAGGAATATTAATGATACTTCTTACCAAAGAAATATTATTAGAAGTGCAATACAAAATAATGAACCGATTGAAGATAAGTTGAATGTTATTATTGTGGTATCAAACCCGTGTTTGTTCACAAGAAGATATACCTTAACAAAGGAATTTATTGAACGGGTTGAAAGAGATGAGCTGGAGCATGTGAATCTATATGTAGTTGAGTTAGTATATGGAGAACAAGAATACGCAATTACGAATAAAGACAATAAAAACCATTTGCAGTTGAGAAGTACCCATCCTTTGTGGCATAAAGAAAATATGATAAATTTGGGCATCAAAAAATTGTTACCAGAAAACTGGAAATCGGTTGCGTGGATTGATGCAGATATTGAATTTGAGAGTAACACTTGGGCAATCGACACATTAAAAATTTTGAACGGTTGTTGTGATATTGTTCAATTATTTAGTCATTGTGTGGATATGGATAAAAATAAATTAACAATGACGTGTTTTACGAGTTTCGGATATCAATATGTAAAACAAAACCCATATATGTCATACGGAAATGACTTTTGGCATCCTGGGTTCGCGTGGGCAATTACGAGAAAGTTATATGACAAACTGGGTGGGTTGTACCAAGAAGGGATTTTAGGTTCAAGTGACCACGTAATGGCACAGTCAATTATCAATAATATACATAATATTATTTCAGTTACATGTCCCGATTATGCAGAAAGCCTTGTCCTTTTTCAGGATAAAATAAAGAATGCAAGGATGGGATATGTTCCTGGAGTGATAAGACATCATTTCCATGGTTCCAAGAAAAATAGGAAATATACTGAAAGATGGAAGATTTTAGAGAGATATGTATATTCCCCTTATAAATTTATAGCTTATAATGAACAAGGGGTTATGATACCCTCAGCAGACTTTCCTCCAAAAATGTTAGAAGAAATATTGTATTATTTCTTTGAAAGAAAGGAGGATGAATAGTTTTATAAGGAGCAAAAGTATTACTTTTGGGTAGGATATGCCTACCCAAAAATAAGAAGCAAAAGGGGTTTCAATGGGGGGGTCGACGGGGGGGGGTTGTAGGATTTCTTCTATATTGAAAAAACCGGAAAACGACCGTATCCTACTTTTCGGGTAGGCTGCGCCTACCCAAAAGTAAGAAGCAAAAGGGGGGTTTCACTGGGGGCTTCGCCCCCAATGAGGGAGTTTGTAGGATTTCTTTTATATTCCGGAGAGCGACTGAAAGGAGCTCGTAGGAATATTGAAAAATCCGGAGGAGTGGCCGAAGGCCACGACGTAGGATTTCTTTTATATTGCGGAGAGCGACTGAAAGGAGCTCGTAGGAATATTGAAAAATCCGGAAATCGACCGAAGGGAGCTCGTAGGAATATTGTGGAGAGTGACTGAAAGGAGTTCACCAATGCATATAGTTCATTCGTTTGAAATGAAAAAGATGTAAGAATATATAATGGATAAAGTGAACTATAATTCACCATCTTTGATAAATACCGAGACTTCAACCATAAATAGCAATCCATTACAAAAAGATAAACCTGATTTTTTAGCGAGTGGTGCTTATGGCTGTATTTACGATAATATACCCGAGTCACAAGTGATTACATTTCAAGACAAAACAATCAATCAAATTATTGAACTATTAAAATGTAAAAATAATGAACATCAAGACATATTAGAAAAAACGTACACACATTCTCTTGATAAAATACAAATCATTGAAAACCCAGGAGAGCGTCCGGAAGATTTTACAGAACATCCGATTGTCAAAGAGACCATGTACGGTGATGTAATAAAATCCATACCGAATTATTACATGTATTTTGCCCCGATATTATCTTCTTGTCCAATTGATATCGACGTTTTAAGTACACAAGATAAGATGAAATGCGAAATTTTCAGAGAAATGTCTCCCCCTTCTTCATTGCAAGAGAAACTGGAACCAGAGAGATTATATATCAGTAGTAAGGTACGGTTTGTGGAGGGGACTTCATTGTCCAGTTATTTTAAAAAGATACTCTGGAGCGATTTGTCTTACAAGGAAGGTGAAACTATAGGACAACTATCGGCGTTCTTTATAACACGGTTTATTCGCTCATATCGCCATTTGGTAAAGGCGGTGCGTCTCTTACAGAGGGGAGCTATTTCAAATAGTATGAATATTGAAAAATCCGGAGGAGTGGCCGAAGGCCACGACGCAGGGTTTCTTTTATATTCCGGAGAACGACCGCAGGGAGTTCGTAGGAATATTGAAAAATCCGGAGCTCGTAGGAGTATTGTCCACAACGATTTGAAAGACGGTAATATTATATATGATACAAAACGAGGTGTACCAGTGATTATCGACTTTGGTATTTCTTTCGATAACTCGATATTTGATAAGGACACCCATCCGAAAAAAATGGGAAGTGTATTCTATAGATATTATAATAAATACACCCCTTGGTCTATAGATGTGGTATTGATTTCTTATATTGTAAAAATAGTTTTATTGAAAAACGGTGAAAACGAGGATTCAATCAAAGAAATGTACGAAAAAGGTATGATTGTAGTGGATGAATTGAAAAAGGTGTGTGACGACTTTCTTGCAAATAATGAAATATTGAAGTGGATAGATACGTTGACAGAAGGAAATTCTTCTATCCCTTCTACCCCTCTTATAAGATATGAAATAAATACCGATGCTACTAGCAAGCCGGATTCTACGGGAGTAGAATTAAAAGAAGAGAGTGACCTTCAAAGTGAAGAGACAAAGGTGGATACGGTTGCAGACGAAACACTTCCCGTGGAGGCGGATGAGAAAGAAGACGCGGAGACGGGCGCGAAAGAGGGAACGAAAGAAGATGCGGAGGCGGATGCGGAGACGGATGCGGAGACGGATGCGGAGACGGATGCGGAGACGGGCGCGAAAGAGGGAACGAAAGAAGATACGGGGGCGGGTACAAACGCAACTACGTATATGGATTCTACACGAAACAAAATGAAAAATCAGTGGTATACTTATATAGAATCTTTCAATGGAAAAGTGTGGAAAGATATGGTTATGGACTTATCTCAACGTTATGTTACGTGGGATATATATTCAATTTCCGTGTGTTATCTGAAATACATATATCAGTTAGAATTATTGAATGGAAAATATCAAGTACCAAAAGTATTTATAGAATTCGTAGATGAGATAAAAAAAGTGTTTGATAAGACGTACTAACCTAGTTAACGGATTGCAAAATCATGAGAGCAACTAAATCCTACTTTTCAGGTAGGCTATGCCTACCCAAAAGTAAGAAGCAAAAGGGGATGAAGCCCCCAATGGGGGAGCTCGTAATAATATTATAATGGATGGCGCTGAATGGGAACTGAATGAGCACTAGAGGAGGGTAGTTTACACTTTAACATGGCACTGAATACTGTCAAACATACTGGGTATTTTATCTTTGGATAGTAGTTTATAATTAGATGAATGAAGCGGGTATGAGAATACAACATTTTCATTTATACCCAATTCATTGAGTATCAAAGGCAATGAATTGGTATTTTCTTTGAAAACATCGTCATTGCAATTGTTTGTATTAAAACAATTAGTATTAAATATACATGACGCTACCTTATCACGAAACGTGTAGTTCGTAGACAAATGAAGAATACCTTTAGTGGGTGAGGAGCGATGACTAAAGACCACTCCTCCTGGGTTTTCTATACTCCTATGACCTCCTTGTGGTCGCTCTCCAGAATATAAAATAAACCCTGCGTCGTGGTCTTTGACCACTCCTCTTGGTTTTTCTATATTTTTGGTTGAATTTTTCAACTGAGTGGTATTATATACATAATTTGGTATAAGTATAGGCAAAGTTTTATTGGTTTCGATTATACATGTAGGTTTATATTCTGGCTTTATGTATTTGACTTTAGGTTCATATACGAACTCGTTGCGTGTTAACGGAAGAAAATCTTTTTCGAAATGTGTATTACTATAATCATGGGTGTCGCGTTCGATATTTTTACAAGCTTCCGACGACTGTTCTCGGGAATATAAAAGGAATTCTATTTCGTGGTCTTTGAACATTCCTCCGGATTTTTCTATATCATACTTCCAATACATATCCGGTAAAAATTCTTTGATTTCATCTATAGTATGAATCAGATATACTCGATTAATTCCCGAGAACTTGACTGACTTATGTTTCTTTCCTATTTTCGGTGAGGTTGAACTGAATGGTATGATATTTGATATAAAATAGTTGAACAACGATTGGTCGTGTTGAGTGCTTTGAACAAGTATGTCCTTTATATTTTTATTTAAGAGAGCAGATTTTATAACAACCATTTTGGTTTAACGGATGTTATATTTTTATATAGTGATATAATGAAATATTGAAAAATCCGGAGAGCGACCGAAGGGAGCTCGTAGGATTTCTTTTATGTTCAGGAGAGTGACTGTAATGAGTTCGTAGGAATATTGAAAAATCCGGAGAGCGACCGAAGGGAGCTCGTAGGATTTCTTTTATGTTCAGGAGAGCGACTGTAAT